TCTGAACTCCAAACGTTTCTGAATAGACTAAACATCCATACTGCTAAAAAGGTATTCACTAGAGGTAATTCGTTTGACCCAGTATTTACTCGATCGTTACTTGACGATCTCGGGTTAACAGATCCTACTGCTTGGTGGGCAATTAGAGATGTGAGAAGTTTTATTGAAGGATTCTCATATGGTAGTGACATCAACCACGACTTCATTCCTAAAGAACTTGTAGACGAATTTGTACAGCACGATCCTGAACACGATGTAGCAATGGACGTAATTAGAATGCAGTATTTGATTAGGACAATTTATGGCAAAGAAAACTAACCCATTCGACTTTACCAACTCAATCAACACTTCTAAAAAGAATTTGATGAGAGATACTGATAATGATGTACTCGCTGAAAAGTCATACAGTCCATTTCTAACTAATAGAGCATTATCGTATCACAATGATACAGTTGCAGTTGCTAACTTAATGAACACAAACCACCATCTGGATAAAAGGTTGCAATATGAGTTTTTACTAAATATAGTAAGACCAAAAAAGAGATATGCCAAATGGTCTAAAAAAGATAAAGGTGGTGATGTGGAAATTATCAAAGAATATTATGACTATAATGATATCAAGGCAAGACAAGTCCTCACCATTCTTACTGCTGAACAAATAGCAGTAATTAGAAATAAATTAGAAAAAGGTGGAAAAGAATGATTGATACCATGGTAGAAGTCAAATTAAATAACGAAGATGACTTCTTAAAAATTAGGGAAACACTTACACGCATAGGTGTATCATCTCAAAAGAGCAAGACAATTTATCAGTCTTGTCATATTTTACATAAGCAAGGTAAGTATTACATAACACACTTCAAAGAGTTGTTCGCATTAGACGGCAAACCTAACAACTTTGGTGATGAAGATAAAGCACGTAGAAATACAATTGCTAATCTTCTAGCAGAATGGGGTTTAGTAACACTTGTAGACAAAGAAAAGAGTAACGATCCAGTTGCTCCATTATCACAAATCAAGATCCTTCCTTACAAAGAGAAGAAGGAATGGAACCTTGAACCCAAGTATAATTTAGGCAAAGCATTCTAAATTAAACCACAAAAAACTTTACTTTCTTACCGTTTCAGAGTATAATAAAGGTAATGAACAAGTATAAATAAAAGAATTATTCCCTGATTAGGGAAATGTTCACTGACAATGGGAGTTGGTGACAACCGAAATGTTGTTAAACTATTTTTAAATATAACATAGGAGAAAAATATGTTAGATAAAATAAATGGTTGGATTAAAGCAGGTACTGAAACTGGTGTAGCATTGATTGCATTCGCAATCGTATTACAAGTAATTTTTGGTGGAACTGTTCCATTCGTAGGTGGTGATATTATTGCTACTATTACTGGTATCGTTGCACAACTTGGTGCTCAAGGTCTAGTTGGTCTTGTCGCTGCTGCAGTACTATACAAGTTGTTTAATAAATAACTGTATAAATCCGAGGGCATTGAAATAGTTTATATTTTAAAATGTCTTCGGGTGAGTTTTATAGGTTTTTCTTAATAACCCAAAGAACCTAGAACCACTTTCGGACTGAGGATCCTCGGTCGATATAATGGAAGATAAGGATTGGCCAAAGTCGGTCGAGTGCTTCCACTTAATTTGGTAGTTTCGTGAGTCATAATCATAGGCACTACCATTTACTCTTTATTGGAGTTATTTAAGACGTGGGTGCGATACCCACCAACTCCACCAAGAAGTGCATTGTATCCTCCCCCACTGCAGTGTACTTCTTGATGGGGTTGAAATAGATTCGATTAGGTAACAGAAGGTTAAGAGTTGTAAGACCAAAGTAAACGCAAACGACGATTACGCATTACTTGCTGCCTGATAGGTGAGTGAGTTGAGGATTTAGGCAGGTTGCCCCTTATCACCAAAGCAACCTCCAACAAATTATGGAATTTGCCATGACGGCAAAAATGGAGAGTTGCTCAATAGAGGACTCGTTTTTAAAACTCGCTTAATATAAGGAGAAATAATATGACTTCAAGTGCATATAACTTCCCGAGAGATCTATTCTTGGGATTCGACAATTTGTTTGATAATCTATATCAATTCAACGATAACCAACAAGAAAGACAAACCTATCCACCATACAACGTGGTGAAGAAAGATGATAATCATTATTTGATTGAAGTAGCAGTTGCTGGATTCAAATCAGAAGATATTGATTTGACTCTAGAAAAGGGTATTCTTACTGTTGAAGGAAAAAAGAAAGACGAAGATACTAACGAATACATTCGTAAAGGCATTTCTGCTCGTTCTTTCAAACGTAACTTTACATTAGCAGATACAATTGAAGTTGTAGGTGCTGACGTGATTGATGGTTTATTATTGATTGGACTTGAAAACAGAGTGCCTGAAGAGGATAAACCGCAAACAATTAATCTTGGTGAATTTAAAAAATCAGTAAAGAAATTATTGTTAGGTTAATTTAATAATGAAAGGGAGTCTTCGGACTCCCAATAATGGAGAATATAATGGCAAATCCAGCAAGAATGAATAAAGCAGATTTAATTGAATACGGAAAGACGTTAAAGATTAAGTTAGACAATAAGATGACTAAGAAAGAAATGCTTGCATTAGTCAAACAGCAACAAAAAGCAACAACTGCTGTAAAAAAGAAATCTAAACCTAAAGCACAAGGAAAACCTAAAACGGCAAAACCTAATAAGATTGTAGGCAAACCAGTCGATATTCCTCAAACACCACCTAAGAAGAGTTATGTTGCGAAAGGCACTCAAGTAAAACCTGCTGAAGAAAAGTCTATTTGGCAGTCTATTAAAGAATTCTTTGGAGTATAGTATGTCATCAAAATATGTAAAAATTGTAAGATTAACAACTGGTGAAGAAATTCTTTGTAAGATGGAAACATCACAAGATATTTCTGGTTCTATTGTAATTTCAAAACCAGTACTAATGTTACCTACTGCTGATGGTAAATTGACATTCATGCCATACATGCCGTATGCTGATATTGAAGATATGGATGTTAAAGAACGTAGCATTATGTTCGTAGTAGATCCAACTGAAGAACTTGAAGCACAATACAAATCTATGATTGGTGATGTGGTTGTTCCACCTAAACCTAAAATTGTAACATAAACTTTACTTTCGGGGAGTATTATTATATAATATAGTAATGAAGAAATTTTATACACACTTTTACCGCAAAGGTAATAATGTATTTGTTCGAGGTTATGAAGACGGTAAAAGATTCCAAGATAAAATTTGGTATGAACCATCCCTCTTTGTTTCTACTAACAACGAAACTGAATACAAAAATATCAAAGGCGAACCAGTTGAAGAAGTCAAACAAGACTCGATGGGCGATGCTAGGAAATTCTTTCAGAAGTATGAGGGTGTTCAAGGGTTTGAGATATGTGGTACAAACTTATATGAATATGCTTGTATCAATGAAAGGTTTGATAACTCATACGACCCAGACTTAATCAACACCGTTTGTATTGATATTGAGGTCTACTCAAGTGATGGGTTTCCAGATCCGGATTTAGCAAACCAACCAGTTACAGCAATCACTGCTAGTCATAAAGGCACATACTACACGTTTGGTTGTCAAGACTACGAGGTTAAGCAAGATAACGTTAAGTATATCAAATGTCACGATGAAAGGCATTTACTACACCGTTTCCTGCAATTCTGGGAAAGTGCTGATGCTGATATTATTACTGGATGGAATATTCGTTTCTTTGATATCCCGTATCTTGTCAATAGAATGAGGAAAATACTTGGTGATAAAGTTACCAAAAAGTTTTCTCCTGACGGACTAATTGTTGAACGTACACAAACAATATTCAACCGTGAGCAAACCGAGTATGAGTTAAGAGGTATTACTACTCTTGATTATTTGGAAACTTACAAGAAGTTTACATACACTCAACAAGAATCATATAGACTTGATCATATTGCTCACGTGGAATTGGGTGAACGAAAGTTGGACTACTCTGAAGTAGAAAACTTACACCAATTATATGAAACTGACTATGAGAAGTTTATTGACTATAATATCAAGGATGTTGAGTTAGTTAATCATATTGAAGATAAGATGAAGTTGATTGATATGGCAACTGCTCTTGCATATGATGCTAAAGTGAATTATAAAGATGTATTCTCGCAGGTGCGTATGTGGGACGTATTAATTCATAACTACTTGCTTGATCAGAATACAATTGTTCCTCAGAAGAAGGAAGTTGATAAGAAAGCACAATTCGAGGGTGCGTATGTTAAACCACCTCATGTTGGGATGCATGATTGGGTTATGAGTTTTGACTTGGCATCTCTATATCCTCACTTGATTATGCAGTATAATATCTCTCCTGAAACCTTTATGGTCGGTGAGTATCAAGATACAACTGTTGATAGAATTATTAATGGCGACTTTGAAAAAAGTAAAGACTGCTTTACTCCAAGTGGGTATTACTACCGAAAAGATAAGCAAGGTTTTCTTCCTGCGATGATGCAGAAGTTATATGACGACCGTGTTATTTACAAGAAGAAGATGCTTGAGTCCCAGACTAAACTTGAAGAAGCAACTAAATTGGGTGTTGATACCAAGAATATTGTAAAGGATATCTCAAAGTATAAGAACCTACAATTAGCAAAGAAAGTACAGTTGAACTCTGCCTATGGTTTCTTAGGCAACCAATATGCTAGGTTCTTCGATGTGAGAATTGCTGAGAGTATTACATTATCTGGTCAATTATCTATTAGGTGGATTGAGAAGAAACTTAATGAATACTTGAATAAGATATTGAATACTGATAAGGATTACATCATTGCGATTGATACTGACTCAGTGTATGTGAATATGGGTGGACTGATTGATAAGATTAATCCTAAGAACCCAGTCGACTTCCTCGACAAAGTTGCCAAAGAAAAGTTCGAACCATACATCAACAAATGTTATGAAGAACTTGCTACGATGATGAATGCATATGATCAGAAGATGTTTATGGATCGTGAGGTAATTGCCGACAAAGGTATCTGGACTGCTAAGAAACGATATGTGTTGAACGTGCATGATAATGAGGGTGTTCGTTATACTAAACCTAAACTGAAAGTGATGGGATTAGAAACGGTTAAGTCTTCAACTCCATCAATTTGCCGTGATGCTTTGAAGAAAGCATTGAAGATTATCCTGACTACTGATGAAGAAACTGTACAAAAATACATAACAGACTTTAAAGAAGAATTTAACAAACATCCATTTGAGGATGTTGCCTTCCCAAGAAGTATATCTGATTTGAATAAATATACTGTCCAGGGAGAAGGGTTGATTGTGCCAAAAGGAACACCTATACATGCTAGAGGTGCACTTGTCTTTAATAATCTGTTGAATGAACACAAACTTACTAAAAAGTTTGAAACAATCAAGGATGGAGAAAAGATTAAGTTCTGCTATATGGTGATGCCAAATCCAACAAAACAAAACGTTTTGAGTATTGTGAGCACATTACCTAAAGAATTTGGTCTTGAAGAATATCTTGATTATGAATTACAATTTAACAAGGCATTTGTTGAACCATTAAGAGCAATTCTAACTGCTGTTGGTTGGCAAGTCGAAAAGACAAATACCCTTGAGGACTTTTTTGGATGATAAGTAATAGGAAGAACGAACTTCTGACTATCATTATGGAAGAGTGTGCTGAAGTGCAAGTTGAATGTTCTAAAATGATGAGGTTCGATAACGACTCAGTCAATTTAGAAAAAGAACTCGGCGACTTAATTTGTATGTTAGATATTGCTGATGAATTCGGAATGCTTGATTGGGACGAAATAGAAAAACAAATACCACGT